ATGAAACCTATGAAAAAGAAAAAAGTAATGGGTAAAAGAAAAAAACTAGACATGGACAAAGATGGTAAACTTACTAAGAGAGACTTTGCTATGTTAAGAAACAAAAAGAAAAAGTAATGAGAAAAGGTTTATATGCTAACATCCATGCTAAGAGAAAGCGTGGTGGTAAAATGAAAAAGAAAGGTGCTAAAGGTGCACCCACTGCAGCACAGTTTAAACGTGCAGCTATGACAGTAAAGAAAAAATAATGGTAGCAAAAAAATATCAAAATCCATCAGGTGGTTTAAATGAAGCAGGTCGTAAGTATTTTAAAAGAACGACAGGTGCTAATTTAAAAAGACCCAGTAAAAAGGTTGGCAATAAAAGACGTGCCAGCTTTTGTGCAAGGATGAAAGGTATGAAGAAAAAATTAACTTCAGCTAAAACTGCTAATGATCCTAATAGTAGAATCAATAAAGCATTAAGAGCTTGGAACTGTTAATATAATACAAATAAAAAAGGGGAGCCATATAGACTCCCCCTCGCAGGCAACAACAAGACATTTAGAGTTTTACTCTAAGTGTCTTTTTTTTTGGCTAATATAAAACTAACCAAAATTCGTTTTAGGAACACCTAACATAGGTCTACCATCAAATATATTTTTACTAGCAAATTGACCATCTACATGATTGTAATGTAAAAATACTTGACCACAAACATCACCTTCAAATGGTTCTCTCCAGTGTTCTAATTCGCATCCACTATATACTAACATATCACCTACATCTAAAGTTATTTTAGTTCCTTTAGGTGCATTAGGTTTATGTATATTTTTATATTCATCAATAACATTATTAGATCCACTACCATCTATAAATATTGCCCAAGGATCTCCACCTAAATTTAATGTAGTAGATATTTCACATGATGGTCTATCTTTATGACGTTTTAATATATCACCATTTTTATATATTCTTGCATAAGAATATGTAGGAACTAATCTTAAGTTAGTTTCCTTTTGCATTCTTGGTAATACTTTCATCATTAAAGTTTCCATAACCATGTCAGCATAATGTGAGTATGTATTAGGTACTTGTTGATCTTTCCAAGTGCCAAACATACCTGTATCATATATTACATTATTATTATACATCCAATTTACAGCTTCTCGTTTAAGCATAAAATAATTAAATATAAAATTAGCTAATTCATATGGGATTGCTTTTTTTATTACTTGATATTTATTAATTTGAAATGTCATACAAACATACCCTTTTGTAAAAAGTTAAAAGATACAGATATTCTAGTATCATTAGATTCATTAGGATCTACACAATGCATCAACCAAGAATAAAACATAATTAATCTGCCAGCTTCTGGTTTAAAATGTGTTTCTCTCCATACTCTTTGTGGTTTTTCACCATCTTTTAATTTAGGTCTAATCATTGAAAAAGCAGTTCTTGGGTCATCTATTTTTAAATTACCACAATTTTCTGGAGTTTTAACATAGTAAACACCAGACCATAAAGAATTAGGATGTTGATGTGCTCTGTTCATACCACCTGGTGGGTTTACATTAGCCCACATATTACCTAATACGGGTTCTGAGTCTAAATGTTCTTCTTTATAAATTTTAAATTGTGCTTCGTACAAAGCATTTGTTAATTTTTTAAACTCTGGTTTTTTATGCATATCTGTAGTTGAATGCCATCCTTGAACATTAGTTCTTGCAATACCTTTATCTTTATTCATCCAATTTAAAATATTATTTTCTAGTTCTACATTTAAAGACTTATCTTTAATATCTAAAATATATATTGGTGTTGGGAAATATAAATTTCTAATCATCTTAATGGTGGACCACCAAACCACATAACCAAAGATTTTCTAACACCTTTTGTTATAGGTGCAACTCTGTGTAAAATAAATGATGCAAAAAATACAGCTTGTCCTTGTTTTAATATTACTTTATTTTCTTCTTTTTCTATTTGTAATTCACCACCTTCAAATTCAGACTCGTGTGATAATAAACAAGTCATAGATATTTTTCTAACAGTTGGCTCATGTGCAAAGTTAACATCTGAATCCATATGCCAATCATAAAAACCTCCATATGGGTATTCAGTGTATTGAGCCATCTCTGTAATTTGCATACCATCAAAACCAAAATGATTACCATTTGTTTTTTTCATTGTGGTTTCTATATCTTTGTACATATCTGGCATTTTTTTAAATGGGATCCAGCTAATATGTGAAGTTCTTGTTTTAGTATCTACAGTTGCACCACCTTTTTTACCTACACCAACACTTGCATTATGCTTTGGTTCAGATCTTCCAGCTTCAATAATCATCTGACATTGTTGTGGTGAAAATAATGGATTATTTGTTGTTACACAATAAGACTTCCATCTTGGTTCGTATATCATGTTACACCTCTATTTTTTATTGGATCAAATTTTACATCACAGTTTGCAGCTAATGTTCTTCTAGTCTCTTTTGTACCATTAAAAGGATAAACACAATGCCTCATATCATATGGAAATATATAAAAATCTGCAATCTCCATAGGTGGTTGATAATCTATTTTAGCAAACTGACCACTAGCAGATCCTAGTATTTGTAGTCTACCATTCTGTGGAACTTCAGAATTAGAATACTCTACACCATATGTAGATGGTAATTTTAAAATCATAACACTAGATAATCCAGTAAACAACGTACCTCTATGAATATGTGTAGGATTATATTCATGCTCTTTCATTTCATTAACCCAAATAGAATTGAGATGTAATTCATAATCTTTTATTTTATTCCAATTTAAATAATGTTTAAACATAGTTATAAAATAATTTGTTACATCTCTAGGTAACACATTATGATTTTTCATCTTTGATTGATCAGCACCACCATAAAATAATGAATGTTCTTTTTGTATTTTACCAACTAATTGTTTATTTGCAGGATATAAATTATTAACATTTTCTTCATATATTTTATTTATTGTAGTAAATATATCTAAAGGAACTTTATACTTTAAAATAGATTGACCTAAAAATACAAAATCAAACTTTTGATTTATCATCTTGTTCAATTTGTTCTTTCTTTTCTGTTTTGTTTTCTAGTTCTCCAGTAGATTTAATTCTTTCCAAAGATCTTAACTGCCCTATAATATTAAACACTTCTGCTTCAGATGTATTATTAGTTATACTTTTAGCCTTGCCAGCATACATTCTATGATAAGATTCTAACTGGTGTTGATTAACATCCTTGTCATTAAATGATCCATCATTAAATTCTGATTTTAATTTAGACCACATCTTAATCTCACGCATTCTGTGTTTAGCAACTTTTTCCATAGATGCTTTACCAAATCTAGCTTCATCTAAATCTATTTTATATTTAGTTGCTTTGTATTCATCTTCTTCTTTTTCTACTTTACCCTCTAACCACTTTATCTTTGCTTCGTTTCTTCTGTAATCAAATGACAAAGCCATAAGATTATCTAGATAACTAGATTGTTCCCTTACACACTGCCAATACTTTGCAGCTTTAGTTGGATATCTATTATCTTGTAACACAGAAAACCTAGCTTCTGTTTCTGTCCTAAACATTTGCTTTTTAGTCCACGTGTCACGAAGTTCATCTACCATACCTTTAAATGAAAACAAATCTTCTTTTGTTAACAAATTATTTAAGTGAGGTTCTTCACCTTGTATTACTTCTCTTACATCTTTTTTCATATTTTTTGTATTATTTGTTTAATATCCTCTTCTAATTTTTTACCCATTGAGTTAGCATGATTTATTATAGCAGCACATAGATTACCATGGTAAGGTAAACCTTTCAGTGCTTCTCTTATTTTACCTACAGGTTTACCTCCATAATCTATTACGATAGTATTCTTTTCATTTAATCCTATCTTTAATTCAAATAATAACCCAGTGTAGTGTTTGTTATTATTTTTTTCCATTATCTTTCTCCTCAACTTGTGATTTGAAAGGTGTTAATGTTGCTAAACTATTCATAAGAGTTATAACTTCTCCGTATGGTCTAGTCATTAAGTATTTCATAATATCTTTTAATTTTTCAGAATCAATAAGATATTGTTTTGGTTGTATTTGTTTTTCCATATGTCCTCCTATTAAAATGGTATATCATCCTCATCTGGATAATATTTATCTATTACTCTTATTTTATCACATGCACAAGATATTGCTTCTAATAGTTTATCTATCTCTTCAGCAATTTGTGGATGCTCACCTATACCTACAGGTTTAGTAAGGTATACTTGTATAGTAGCTTTTGCTACATCTACTTCAGCTTCGTACTTTTTTTTCAAAGCCTTTATCATTGGACTTGCTTCCATTACTCTGCTCCTTTAAATTGGTAGTATTTGTTTTCTACTAAATCCTCATCAATTAAATAAGGATTATCTTTTGCTTCTTTAGATTCTCTAGCATCTCGTATAGTTTGGTTTAGCGTTCTACCATCACGTAAACAATTACATACAAAATCTTCTAGTTCTAACAATGCTTGTTTAACTTGTCCCATTGCTAACCTCTTTAAGTAATCTATTAAGATACCATTGAGCCTTTTGTAGATCCTCTAATGGTTCTCCTTTAAATTTATATCTTGCAACATACTTCAAGATATTACCTTTAAGATATCCATGATACTCATCACCTTCCATAGCATCACGAATGACATCTATAGTTTCTTTTTTACCATGCATATAGTGTGAAGGAGAGTGCACATTATCATGCTTTCTCTCATTCTCATATGACATATCGTGACCATGGTCTATCTTATTTGTATATGTACGCTTATCTTTTACCATATTCCCTCCTTATAGTTTTGATATTGATTAACTCCATATTATAATTACCATTTGTAACTTCTCTTTTAATAACTAAACCACTCCACCACATATGCTGAGTATCTCTAGCAAAATGTTCTTTATGATTTAGATAGCATCCAGCAG